CCGTTATAAAAATGTATGGAATAACATAGGAGATATTTATGGCTTTATCTAAAGTTAATTATAACAGCCTGAACGTAACTCCCTCAGCAAGTAAATTTTTAGCATGGGACTCAGATGCAGATGCTTTAGCAACTGCAGATATTGGTGGTTCTTTAAATTTAATATCTACACAAACAGCAAGTAGTAGTGCAGCGTTATCTTTTGCAAGTAATATAGACTCTACTTATAAGGAATATGTTTTTAAAATTATAAATTGTCATCCGTCTGCTAGTAATCCAGCTTTTCAAGTTAATTTTAGAGATGGAAGCACAGATTATGATGCTACGAAAACAACAACTAAATTTGAGGCATATCATACAGAGAGTGGGACAGCGACATCATTTCTTTATGCAACTGGAGATGATTTGGCACAAGCCACTGGTGCTCAAAGAATAAGTATCGTAGGCAATGAAAATGATCAATCAGTATGTGGAACGCTTCACTTGTTTGACCCAAGCAGTACAACATTTGTAAAACATTTTATTTCAAGAACACAAGCATATTATAAAGGATCAAGTGCATTTTGTTGGAGTGAATTTGCTGCTGGCTATTGTAATACCACAACAGCAATAGATGGTGTTCAATTTTCTTTTTCATCAGGCAACATAGATAGTGGTGTAATTAAAATGTATGGGATATCATAATGGCATTAACAAAATTTGAATATAATAGTTTTGATGTAACACCAGTTGCTAGTAATGGTTTTGCTTTTAACTCTACACCTAATGGTTTAACCACAGCATCTTCAGGAGAAATGACATTAATTACAACTAATACTATATCATCAGGAGTATCAGCATCTTCTTTTACTTCTGGTATTAGTAACACGTATGATGTTTACTTATTTAAATTTATTAATATACACCCAGCAGAAGCAGAGCATTTTACATTTCAAGGTAGTACAGATAGTGGTAGTAGTTATGGAGTAACTTTAACTTCAACTTATTTTCACGCTACACACGACGAGAATGATACTTCAACAGCTTTATCATACGTAACTGGAAAAGATTTAGCACAATCTACTTCATATTTAAGAGTTTCAGATAGCACAAGCACAGACGCAGATGAAAGCACATCAGGAGAATTATATTTATTTAATCCTAGCTCTACAACTTTTATAAAACATTTTATGTCAAGATCATCAGTAGCTGCTAGCGGGGCAAAAGATGGTTTTGTAGCAGGATATTTTAATACAACTAGTGCAATAGATGCTATTCAATTTAAAATGTCTAGCGGTAATATAGATAGTGGTGTAATCAAAATGTATGGGTTTACAAAATAATGGCTTTAAGTAAATTACAATATAATAGTATAAATGTAACACCAGCTGCTAGTAAAGGTATTAGATTTAATTCTGGTGCTGATGGTTTTGAGACAGCAAGTGCTGGTGGTAATTTAGTTAAAATTTCTGCGTCAACTGCTAGTTCAAGTGCAGCAATTTCATTTACTTCAGGAATAGATAACACATATAAAGAATATTTATTTACTTTTCATAACATTCATCCAGCTACGGATAACTCAAATTTTACTTTTCAAGGAAATGTTTCTGGAGGAGCTGATTATAATGAAACTATAACTTCAACTGATTTTCAAGCATATCATAAAGAAGATGGCACAGGGGGTGGAGTTGCATATAGTGGTGGTAACGATCAAGCACAAGGAACAGGTTTTCAAGTTTTAGCTCAAGGTGTAGGAAATGATAACGATCAAAATGCTAGTGGTTATTTACATCTATTTGATCCTAGCGACACTACATTTGTAAAACATTTTATAAGTTGTTTTCAATTAAATCACCATCAAGATTATGGACAAAATGAATTTGTTACTGGTTATTTTAATACCACTTCAGCTATAGATGAAATTCAATTTAAAATGAGTTCTGGAAACATAGATTCTGGAACTATAACAATGTATGGACTTAAATAATGGCAATAGTATCTGCAAACAATAATTCTTTATCAGCAATCACAGCTATACCATCAAGTATTTCTGGTGGTGCGTTAACTTTAATTTCTACACAGACAGCTAGTTCTAGTGCAACATTAAGTTTTACTTCAGGAATAGACAGCACATATAAAAAATATATATTTAAATTTATTAATCTTCATCCAGCAACAAATAATGCTTACTTAACTTTCCAATCTAGTATTGATGGTGGAACTAATTATAATGTTACAACTAACTCAACTATATTTAGTGCTTATCATGATGAAGCAGATACTGCTACTGCTTTAGGTTACAACACATCAAGAGACGCAGTTCAATCTACAAGTTTTATTCCTTTGCAAGTAGATGGTGTTAGTAATAATAATGATGGTAGTTCTGTTGGAGTATTTCATTTATTTGATCCTAGCAATACCACGTTTGTAAAACATTTTTTTCATGCAGATCAAAACATGGCACAAACCACTGCGTATAGTAGTAATGCTTACGCATCAGGTTATATTAATACTACAAGTGCAGTTAATGCAATGCAATTTAAATTTCATAGTGGCAACATAGATAGTGGAGTTATAAAATTATATGGCGTTAGTTAAGTACAATAATAATTCTATAAGTGATGTTACTGCAACAGCATCTTTACCTGCTGGTGCTATGACTTTAATTAAAACTGTAACTGCTTCTAGTTCTGCAAACGTTAGTTTTGTTAATGGAACATCAGATGTGGTACTAGATAGTACATATCCAGTTTATTTAGTAGAATTTATTGGCGCCCATCCTGGACATAGCAGTCGTGTTAATTTTCAATTTAATCTTTCAGCAGATACTGGCTCAAATTATAATGTAACTAAAACTACTAGTGCCTTTCATGCTTACATTGGTGAAGGAGATCCAAGTGCTGTATTTACTTATTATTCTGCTCAAGATTTAGCACAAAGCACAGGTTACCAAATGCTTGGAGAAGTTGTAGGTAATGGTGCTGATGAGTGTATTTCAGGGCATATTTTTATTTTTAATCCAAGTTCAACAACATACGTAAAGCATTTTATATGTCAGACATCGTATATAGGATTAGATGGTGGTGGCAATGCTTATATTAAAGGTGATCGTATAGCAGGCTACGGAAATACAACGTCAGCAGTTGATGCAATAAATTTTCAATTTGCTAGTGGTAATATAGATGCCGGAACTTTTAAACTTTACGGAATTAAGGATAGTTAATGAGCATAGTTAAATTAAATAATAATGGTGTAAAGAACGCAACTGAATTTGGTAGTGTTACAGCATTAGGTAATATGGTACTTATTAAAAAAGTAACTGCTTCCTCATCTGGAGACGTATCTTTTGTTAATGGTAGTTCTGATGTAGTTTTAGATAGTACG